ACTATGAGACTAATCAGGGTGCACAATCAATGGCATATCATCAAGTTCGTAGAGAACTTTTTAGAGATTATGATGCTATGGATAATGACCCTATTATAGCATCGGCATTGGATATATACGCTGATGAATCTACAACAAAAAATGAATATGGTGATGTATTACAAATCAAATCATCAAACGAAAATGTAAGTGCAATACTTCATAACTTATTTTATGATGTTGTTAATATAGAATTTAACTTATGGCCTTGGGTAAGAAACTTGGTAAAATATGGTGATTTCTTTTTAGCATTAGAAATTGCAGAGGGTAAAGGTATTGTTAATGTAACTCCATACTCTGTATATAATACGGAAAGATTGGAAGGTACTGACCCAATGAATCAAAACTATGTTAAGTTTAAAGTTGAATTGGATAGATTTGGTAAAAAGGAATATGAGAACTATGAAATGGCTCACTTTCGTTTATTATCAGATACAAACTTCCTTCCATATGGTAAAGCTATGATTGAAAATGGTCGTAGAGTATGGAAACAATTATCACTTATGGAAGATGCGATGTTAATCCATCGTATTATGAGAGCACCTGAAAAAAGAGTGTTCAAAATTGATATTGGTAATATCAACCCTCAAGAAGTTGATAACTATATGCAAAAAATTATCAATAAAATGAAGAAAACTCCATTTGTTGATAAAAATAGTGGGGATTACAACTTAAAGTACAATATTCAGAATTTAACCGAAGATTTTTTCTTACCTGTTAGAGGTGGGGATAGTGGTACTGCTATTGAAAATTTAGCTGGATTGGAATACGCAGCAGTTGAAGATATTGATTACTTAAAAGCTAAACTATTTGCAGCATTGAAAGTACCAAAGGCTTACTTATCTTATGATGAGAACGTTAATGGTAAAGCTACATTGGCTGCAGAAGATGTTCGTTTTGCTAGAACTATTGAAAGAATTCAAAGAACAATCGTTAGTGAATTATATAAGATTGCAATCGTTCACTTAGCTGGACAGGGTATCGATGATGCTGAAATGACAAACTTCCAACTTACTTTGACTAACTCATCTACAATATATGAGCAAGAGAAAGTAAACCTATGGAGTGAGAAGGTTAGATTGGCAACTGATATTAAAGGAATGAATATGTTATCTACTGATTGGGTATTCCATAACGTATTCAGTATGAGTGAAGATGAGATGGATATGGAAAGAGCTAAGATGGTATTAGACCTTAAAGATAGATTCCGTTATAACTCAATTGAACAGCAAGGACAAGACCCAGCAAATCAACCTGAACCACAAAATGTAGAGGAGGAAATTGAAAAGATGAAGCAGGAGATTGTAGATAACAAAGGTGGTAGGCCAAGGGAAGGAAATACATATGGTAAAGATAAACATCCGTATGGTAGAGACCCATTAGGCAATAAAGAAAATGAAAAAGAGCGTAAGAGAGAAACTCGTTCAATTGAATCAAGTAAAAAATTAGCACGTGAATATATTAACGGAATTTCAGCAAAAAAGAAGATTTTAAGTGAAAAAACAGAAAAATCTGACCTTTTAGATGAAAATAACCTGTTAGATGACACCAAATTTTAATAAACATTAAAAAGTTTATATTTATATGTGTTAGTTTATAGACATTAGGTTAAATATAGGGAAATAAATGAAAAAAATAAAACATTCTAAGGTTAAGAATACTGGAGTGTTATTTGAGCTTTTGGTAAGACAAATAACATTAGAGGTACTTAATGGTGATAAGACGGAAAACGCAAAAAATATTGTAAAAGAATTCTTTGCATCTGGTACTGAATTAAATAAAGAATTACGTCTTTATGATTTACTATTAAAAGAAAAATATAATTCTGAATCAAAAGCTGAAATGTTTGTAGATACTGTATCTCAAGCTCATTCTAAATTAAATGAAGGTAAACTTGCAAAAGAAAAATATAATCTTATTAAGCAAATTAATGAGAAATTTGAATTAGAACAATTTCTTTCATCTCCAATAACTAATTATAAAGTATTGGCGTCTATATATAAAGTGTTTGAATCTAAAAAATCGGAAAACTACGATATTAAAGATATATTTAATTCAAAAGTAACCCTAATTGAAAACATTATAGCTAGACCATCTACTAAAACTAACAAAATAGAAGATACTAAATTAATCGAATCCTATAAGCAACAAGACAAAGACCTACGTTTATTAACCTATAAAATACTTGTTGAAACTTTTAATAAAAAATACACTAACTTAGATAGTAATCAAAAGAATTTGTTAAAAGAATATATTAACAATATTTCAAATACATCTAAATTCAAAGATTATCTTTCAGTAGAATTACCAAAAATTGTAGCTGAATTAAAATCAATCAAATCTAAAATCCAAGATAAAGTAACTACTATTAAATTGTCTGAAACTATTTCTATTTTAGAAAAAATGAAGATGGGTAAGAGTATAACCGATGGACAGGTTTCATCTATCATGCTTTCGTATGAGTTAATAAAAGAATTGAAATCTAAATTAAAATAATGGAAGCTAGATTAAAAGAAATAATCAGAAGTATAGTTAAAGAAATCCAATCTGAAAAAGAATTGGAAGAAATGTCTGTAACTGGTAATGTAGCTGGATATAATACTCCTGCTGCATTTTCTAAGCCTGGCCAAACTGCAAAGAAAAATAAAAGATTAGCAAATGTAACTGGTGGTGAAGTGGTTGATGATTTGGAAGAAGGTAAAGATTGGTTAAAAAACGATGTACCTGCTAATTCTAAAAAACCATTAGAAATTAAACCAACTGCAGTTGATTGCAGTGATTCTGGTGAAATTGCAGATAAAAGTGGTATGATATTAGCAAAGGATGATGAAGAAGCTAGTTTAAATGAAAATCGTTGGTTAGCAATTAAAAAAGAAGAAAGTTCTCCTAAAGCTAAAATGAGCAAAGGTATAACATCTATCAAACAACAATTAGGTGAAGTGGAAAAATTTGTTAATTGGTATTCTAAGATAAAAAATGAGAACGGAGTTAAAAAAGATGATTACTATAAAAGAACTCACAAAAATTTACATAAAATAAAAGAAAGATTAATGAATCTTTCAGAAAAAATTAGAACTTTATAATATGCCAGCACAATCAAAAGCACAACAAAGATTTATGGGTATGGTTCATGCAGTACAAAAAGGAGACATGGAATCCCCATCTAAAGAAGTTGAAAAAGCAGCAGATAGTATGACTAAAAAAGCAGCTAAAGATTTCGCATCTACATCACATAAAGGTCTACCAAATAAAAAAGAAAGTATGAAAATCACTAAAGAAAGACTAAAAGAATTAGTTAAGGAAGTAATGACAGAAGAATCTGAATATCAAGCATTCTTTCAAAAAGCTTTAGATAAAGCAGGTAAATCTATTTCATCTATGAGTGATGAAGAAAAGAAAGCATTTTTTAATAAGATTGATGCCGCTTGGAATGGTAAATCTGAAAAGAATGAGGCTAAAAAGAAAAAATGGTAATATAACATGAAATCACTCTTAATAGAAACAAACCTATTCGAAGGTAAGGTAAACGAAGATGAGGGAGGAAGAACCTTAGTAAAAGGTATTCTACAAAGAGCATCTGCGGAAAACCAAAATGGTAGAGTATATCCTAGAGAAATCTTAATGAGAGAGGCTAAGAAATACGAAGTACTAATTAAAGAACGTAGAGCATTGGGTGAATTAGACCACCCAGATTCTACTGTAATTAACTTAAAAAACGTATCTCATAATGTAAGAGAAATACATTGGGAAGGAGATGACTTATGTGGTACAGTAGAAATCCTACCAACACCATCTGGTAACATCTTAAAAGAATTATTAAAAGCTGGTATTCTGTTAGGTATCTCATCAAGAGGTATGGGTTCAGTAACTAATATCGGAGAAGGTAAAGTAAAGGTTCAGGATGATTTTGAATTGATTGGTTGGGATTTTGTATCCAATCCATCTACACATGGAGCATTTATGGTGCCTGTAAACGAATCTGTTAATAGAGGTTTACAACAAATAGGAACTGATGTTTGTGGTGAGTACTGCAAAGCACAGGATTTAATGAGAGAAATAATAACTGAAATAGCATAATAATGGCAAAGAATTTCGACATATACGATTATGTACACAACAATAAAATAACTTTAAAAGTTGATGCACAAAAAGGAACTACTGTAGCTAAAGCGTACAATGATATCCGTAAAACTAATTTGAATGAAGTAAAAATAGTAAACGGAAAATTTAGCTTAGCTGAAAACTTAGAAGATAGAAAGTTATCTACTGAAGTTAAAAAACACTTCTTAGAAATCATTTCTACTTACAACACTTTCCAAGACCAAATGAAAAGACAATCTGATATGACAGAGGTTGCAAATACATTAGGTGCTATTGTTGAGGCTGCAAAAGAAATGACCCTAAGAGAGAGTGGTGACTGGTTCGATAATGTGACTGTAAAAAGAAATATGCAGGAATTAGATAAAATGGGTAAATCATTCGATAAATTCGCTATGGAAGCAAAAGCAATGGATGAAAGATTACATTCTTTATACGAAGATATGGGTCACATCTTAAATCGTTACTATGAGATTGCAGATATCAGTACTGATACAATGCATGAAAGATTAGGAAATAAAAAGAAATAATTATGATTCGTTTAGGAGGATTGGTATCACAAAAAGCATTTGGTAAATTTGAAATGGGTAAAGTAATTTCAAATCCATTCGCAAACGCATTTGTTAATGAAGCAGAGGGTGAAGACCACGAAGTTTCTATGGCAAACAATTCAATAGATACCATTATTAAGATGGCAACTGAATTAAAAGCTAAAATGGGTGAGGATGAAAAACAAATCCCAGCTTGGATTCAAGACCATATAGCTAAAGCAGAAAACTTAATTTCTCAAGCATCTGGAAACTATCACGAATATGGTGATTCAAACGAAAGTGTAGTAAATGAAGATAATACAGCATTTGAAACATTAATGTTAATTAGAAATTTAGAACAAACAAATAAACTATTAGCACAAGACCTTAAAACAAGCAAACGATTACCTAACGATAAAAAAGAAAATATCAAAAAATCTATTGTAGTAAATCAAGGTTTAATAAATTACTATAAAGAAACCTATAAAAATCTTAAAAATAACGAATCAGTAAACGAAGCGGCACCTTGTTGGAAAGGATATAAGCAAGTTGG